TTCAACGCGGTTTGTTTTTGAGACTTTTCCTTTCTGGTAGTCACTGCTCGATTGAGCGATGGCTGAAGTCTGGCGGAAGAACGCTGGACGAAAACCAGAGCAACGGACTGCTTCCAGCATGGAAGCGGGAATGGTTTATCCGTGAGTACGGACGTACTTCAGCAATCGAATCGCGTCGATGACTACCGCGAATTCATTCAGTCGAAGTGCCGCTGGGTTAATTCCTGCGGATTCGCCCCCGGTGATCTTCCTGAGTTTCTGTATGACTTCCAGGACCATCTAGTTCGATGGTCTCTTGGTATGGGCCGGTCAGCAATCTTTGCTGATTGCGGCATGGGAAAGACCGCAATGCAATTGGCATGGTCTCAGCAGGTAGTAGAGCGGACGAATCGGCATGTACTGATCGTTACTCCTCTTGCGGTTGGCGCACAGACTGTCGAAGAGGCATCTCGATTTGGGATCACGGCTAAGAGATCCAGAGACGGCAAAATGCCTGATGGTCCATCCTGTATCGTCGTAACGAACTATGAGCAGCTTCACAAGTTCGCCCCGTCACTCTTTTCCGGAGTTGTGTGCGACGAATCATCTGGAATCAAAGATTTCAAATCCGAACGCAAGGCAACGGTCGTTGAATTCCTGAGAACAATTCCGTTTCGCTTGCTGTGCACCGCAACGGCCGCGCCTAATGACTTTTGGGAACTCGGCACATCATCCGAAGCGTTGGGCCTGCTTGGGTTCCGTGACATGATCACGAAGTTTTTCAAGCAGGAAACCACAAAGGACCACCACGGATGGGGCCGCACAAAATACAGGTTTCGCGGGCACGCTGAGGAGCCATTCTGGTCGTGGGTGACATCATGGGCAAGGTCACTGCAAAAACCATCGGATCTCGGATTCGATGACGCCCGATTTGTACTGCCGCCGCTATACGAAATTCCGCACGTCGTTGAATGCTCAAAAACACGCAAAGGCCAGTTATTTACGATGGCAGCAAAGAACATGCGTGAGGAACGCGAAGAGCGTCGAATGACAATTTCCGAGCGGTGTGAAAAGGCGTGTCAACTGGCGACAGAACATGAAGGGTCTGTCGCACTATGGGGCGAGCTGAATCCGGAGTGTGATCTACTTGAAAAGTCACTGGAAGATTGCGTGCAAGTGAAAGGATCAATGCCAGACGAGCAGAAAGAGGAATACCTGCTTGGGTTCGCAAAGGGCCAGATAAAGCGGCTCGTTTGCAAACCCAAAATCGGAGCGTGGGGACTCAATTTTCAGATCTGTAATAAGGTGATCGTCTTTCCATCGCATTCGTTTGAGCAGTATTACCAGGTGGTTCGCCGGTGCTATCGATTCGGGCAAACAATGCCAGTAACTGTCGACATGGTTCTGAGTGAAGGCGAGCGCAAGATTGCAGACAACTTGCAGCGAAAGAAAGAACAGGTAGAGCGAATGTTTCGCAGCCTGGTAGCTCACATGCAGGACAGTCTGCATCTTGTGGCGAATGATTATTTCCCTGAAGATGAAGAGGTGCCATCGTGGCTGTAACAGAGCAGGTTATCACGGATCAATACGCAATCTACAACGGTGATTCCGCAGAAGTATTGCAATCATTGCCAGATGAATCCGTTGGGTTGTCAATCTATTCGCCGCCGTTCGCGACGGAGAATGGGGGATGTTTGTACAACTATTCGAGCAGTGTTCGAGACTTGTCGAATGCTCGCACGTATGAGGAGTTTTTCGAGCACTACGGATTTATCGTCAAGCACATCGCTCGTGTGACGAAGCCGGGTCGTATCAGTGCCGTACATTGCATGGACGTTCCGAAGCAAGGGGCAAACGTATGCGGATACACAGACTTTCCCGGCGACATTATTCGACTGCATGAATCGCTCGGATTCGAAATGTTGCCGCGTATCTGCATTTGGAAGGAACCGCTCGCTGTTCGCAATCGAACAATGAGCAAGGCTCTCGCACACCGGCAAATCTGCGAAGACGCAACGCTGACAAATGTTGCGGCAGCAGACTACCTGATTCCATTTCGAAAACGCGGAACGAATCCAGAGCCGGTGACTCATCCGAATGGATTGTTTGAATACGAGGGTGAGCGATCGGTCCCGAAAGAGTTGCACAAATACAAAGGGTGGAAAGGCAATCAAATCGAAAACAGGTACAGCCATTGGATTTGGCGAAACTATGCTTCGTGTTTCTGGGATGACATTCGGCTGGACAATGTGTTGCCATACGAAGAGTCGAAAGCGGAAGGCGACGAGCGGCATCAGCATCCGCTGCAACTGGATGTGATTGCAAGGGCCGTGACGATGTGGAGCAATCATGGCGACGTCGTATTGACGCCGTTTATGGGTGTCGGAAGCGAAGTTTATGGGGCAGTAATTCAGGGACGCAAAGGTGTCGGATGTGAATTGAAGCCGAGTTACTTCGCACAGGCTGTGAAAAACATGGCGTTAGCAGTTGCGCCGAAAGTTGAGTCGAAAACCAGACAATTCGCATTCAGCGACGACGCAGAATTTGAAACAGTGTCCTGAACAATTCCGCAGCCGAACTACTCGGCAACTCCTGACTGCCGTGGTCAGGATCGGAAGCTACGGATAGCCGCCTCGCGCGGCAGGAGGTTACGCGATGGAAAACACAATGCTCATCCGCTGGCGAATCAAGTCAGACAACTCCAGCCTGATTCGCATTGACGCACGGTGCTACCTCGACGCACTCACACACACAAGCCTGGCAGAGATGCTGCGTGACAGAAGTGTTATTGCCGTCGTCGCTGAAGACAGAGGCAATGTTCTCGGCTACTGCATTTATCAACTGCGACCGACTGCAATCAAGATTTTGCGGATGGGTGTTGACACGATCGAACGCAGGAACGGAATCGCCACGGCGTTTCTTGAGCGACTCAAGAGCAAGCTCGGAAAACTGGACAGAGAAGCGATTGTGATGGACACACCAGGGGTCTCATTGCCTGCACAGTTGTGCCTGGCGAAAAATGGATTTGTCGCAGAGCAGAGGCCGAATGACATGATTCGATTTACATTTGATTTGGAGACAAACGATGACTGACACACTCGCTGAAATAGGCCCGCTTCTCATGGGATGCGGCATTGGATGGCTGATTTTTTGCATCATCAGCATTGTCCTCACCGGCATGATTTTCGATGAGGACATGCGTCGTGAAGACATGTGGAAACAATCTGGTGTGAGCACGGAAACGGCTCAACGGCTGATCCCCGGCCGCGACGAACGCGGGCCATACGGTACAAATAAAAGAGGTGATGCATGATTGAGATCCTGAATAGATACACAAAGGCAGTGATCTATAAATCCGAGACTGCAGAGACGGTCGCACAGGCTGTCTGCGAGGCTGTGAAAGCTAATGTAATCCTGAGTGGCAGCAACCTGCGTGGCTGCAACCTGCGTGGCTGCAACCTGAGTGGCTGCAACCTGAGTGGCAGCGACCTGAGTGGCAGCAACCTGCGTTACAGCGACCTGAGTGGCTGCAACCTGAGTGGCAGCGACCTGAGTGGCAGCGACCTGAGTGGCAGCAACCTGCGTGGCTGCAACCTGAGTGGCAGCAACCTGCGTGGCTGCAACCTGAGTGGCAGCGACCTGAGTGGCTGCAAAGAAATCCCAGTAATAGCAGCTGCGCAAACGAGCATCACGCCAGACGGAAGTTTGATCGGCTGGAAAAAGTGCCAGTCAGGAGTGATCGTCAAACTACGCATTCCAGAAGACGCACGGCGAAGCAACGCGACAGGACGGAAATGCCGCGCTGAATTTGTTGATGTCATGGAGGTGATTGGATCAGACGTCGGAATATCGCAGCATGACGGCGAAACGAAATACGTCACAGGCAGGCGCGTGATATGTGATACGTGGTGCGAAGATAGCTGGAATGAGTGTGCTGGAGGAATTCATTTTTTCATCACTCGTGAAGAGGCAGAGAACTATTAGGAAGGTCGTCGCGGTGGCGATCCCGAAATGCCCGGCCATCCATAATCCTCGGAGCGTGTAGTAACGCGGATAGCCGGGCTTAGGAGTTTGGAAACGGAACTGGATAGAGGACGGATTGATCATGCGAACGATTATAGGTGAAACAGTGTGACGCATCGGAAAGACGGGCGTTGATCTGGCTGTGGAGCTACTCGCAAGAGTCAGGGTTCGATTCCCTGCAGGACAAATCGGCTACCGCACGAATGCGGAAAGCCTCGCAATGATGCGGAGGGGTCGAGCGCATTTTTTTAAGGGAGTTTCAATGCTCGTTTTGGGAAGGAAAGTCAGCGAACAGATTTTGATTACGTCGCCGAATGGCACCCGTCTTGATCTGATGGTGGTCGAAGTTCGCGGTGACAAAGTTCGGATCGGTATCAACGCGCCGAGGGACTGGACGATCCATCGGCGCGAAGTGCAAGAGAAAATTGATTCAATGCCCGATGGGCAGGTTTGAGATACCTGCGATCGGCTTCGTGAAGGGGGAAGTCTCTGTAGGGCTTCGGCCGATCGCAGGTTGTTTTTTTTGGAGTTTGTTCAATGCCAGTTGCTGACCCGTTCGTGGAACTTGAATCGATTGCTGAGGAGATTTCGGCGGTCTCTGAAATAGAGTCTGCGGTGATACCGTCAGGCTCACTCTTTGTGTTTGACCTTGAGACTGTGCCAGACGAATCGCGGTTTCCACGGCCTGTGCCTGTTGAGAAAGTGAAGCGGCCAGACCGTGAAGATATCAGTATTGCGAAGCTCGCTGAATCGACAGTGCCGAACATCAAGGCCGTGATCCCGATGCTGTCGGAGTCGCAACTCAATCTGCTGATGGAGTATGAGCAGAAAGCCAAGAAAACCCGCACCGGTGTGACGGACGCGATTGAGGCACAGCAGGCAATTGATAATGCTGACGATCACGCTGCGGCAATGGCTGAGTGGAAAAAATATTCATTCAATCCATTCGCCTGCCGGATCGTGGCACTTGGCATCGAAGCACGCGGCCACAGTGTGACGATGCTGGCGAAGAACGACGATGAGGAACGCGAGCTACTTCGCGTCCTTTGGGAGCACATCAACAGATTCCGCGTTCGCTGTGGCTACAACATCACTGCGTTTGACGACGCGGTGTTGATCATGCGGTCCATGCTGCTTGGCGTTGAGGCATCGTCACCAATCAGCCGCAAGAAATTCGGAGACAAAGGCTCAGTTGATCTGATGACTGCCCTGTTTCCATCGGGCCAGGCGCAGAAGCTCAAAGAAGTTTGCCGGATGATCGGGATTGTACCTCTCGCTGGCTACGAGATGTCCGGCGACAAGGTGTTCGATCTTGTCGAGGCCGGTGACTGGGACGGGATCGCGAAGTATGTCCACTCGGATGCTGTGATCGAATTTGAACTGTACCGGCGACTGGCCGACTACTTGATTTTTTAGGAGACGAGGACGTGGAAGCCGGGATGTCCCGAATTCTAAAGACGCTGGCTTGACACCCCGGAGAGACGGGGATTTTTAACCAATTCACTTTTCAGAACAGGACAAATCAGAACATGACCACTCAACTCATCACGTCTCGTGCGAACGAGATTTACGCAAAGATCGACAACCCGATGACGGCGATTGCTGAACTCGGAAAGATGTTCCATCAGTCGCAAATAATGGGAGTGACGACGCCAGGCGATGGTGCGGTGCTGGCACTTACCTGCATGTGTGAAGGAATCACGCCGCTGGAGTTCGCCAAGACCTACCACATCATCAACGGCAAGCCGTCCATGCGGGCCGACATGATGGCGGCGAAGTTCCGGGCCGCTGGCGGCAAGTGCAACTGGATCAACCTTGGCGATGACGGCAAGGCGGCTGAAGCTGTCTTTAACTTCGACGGCCAGGAACACACGATCAAATACACGATCGAGGACGCAAAGGCGGTTGTGGGCGACAAATTGGACAAGCCAGACAGCAACTGGCGGAAAGATCGCGGGGCAATGCTGCGGGCTCGCCTGATCACAAAGGCAATCAGGATCATGGCCCCGGAGCTGATCGCCGGGGTCTACACTCCAGATGAGTTGGAAGACTTCGGGCAGGTCGAGGCACCAGCAAAGCAGCCCCGCAAATCACGCGAGGATCGGGCGAAAGAACTGGCTGGCGAAACCACCACCACAACCACAATTGTGGATGAGCCGAAAACCACAACTGCAGTTGTGCAGCAATCGGACGAAGTCATTGATGTGACTCCCGAATCCGCCCCATTCGAACCCAGCGAGCCAGTCGCAGAATCCGCAGCAGCCGACGACGGAGAACTACCGACGACCCCGGAACTCAATCAGGAGATCCTGGCACTCGGCAAGAAGCTCCCGAACAAGAACAACCCTGGCACACCAATGACGACTCAGGAAATAGCAGCCGTCATCTGCTCGGCGTGCAAGGTTGACGCGGTGCCGAAAGCGACACGCTACCAGATTCGCACCCTCATCAAGCGGTGGCGTGATGCACTCGGTGGAAAGTAAGCAGGCACACAGGCGGCACGTTTGGGAGTTTTTCGAAATGTCAATTCGTGCCGATGTTGACCCGACGAAAATCTATGAGTTCTGGCATTGGTTGTTTTTTCCAATGCTCGAAATGCTGGGTCCGGAATTGATTTACTCAATCGGACTTCCGGCACTTGGGTATCCGCCAACGTGGGCGGACACCAAACAAGAAGCCGACTTAATTGAGGCGGCTGTCGATTTGTATTTTCAGAACAAGGACTGATTGAAATGGGATTTGAATTCGATTTTTCACAGATACCTGATGATCCGACAAAGATCCAGGACGGTAACGGCGACCGTGTTTCTCCAGGTCGCGGAATGGCACTGATCACGTCATGGAACGAGTACGGCGGCGCGAAGGGTCAGGCCCACGAGCTGGAGCTTGAGATTGTGGCATGGACTGTTCCGGCAGACCTCGGGAAGCGGCACAAGGAAAACATCTTCCACAAAGATTCAACCGGCAAGGGCTTCCCAATGAAGCGGATCACCTGCCTGTCAATGGCTGCTGGCCTGTTCAACGCGAACGATGTGAAGCAGTGGAAGGCATCAGGATCCTTGCCTCAGATCGACATGAATAAACTGGTTGGGCGTCCGATCATGATCGAATTGATTGAAGAACCAGACAAAAACGACGCAACCAAAAAGTACGTCCGCATCGGCAACATCGGCCTTGCGTTCTATCACATCAAAGACAGTCGCGTTAAGGGCTGGCCTGTGAATCAGTCCATCTACAACATGAACGCCGCAAAGGTGGGTGAGTGGATCACTGAAACGAAACCAGCGGCAACGAAACAGCCAGTGAAGGAAGCAGCGGCAGTTGATGCCGACGATCCATTCGCAGGAGTTGTGTAAGTTCTCCGGGGTTGGCAATCTCCGGGGAGTGGCCGGGCGCCCCCGGGGGGTGTGGCGTCGAGG